TTTATCGTCTTAGCTTGCGTTCTAGAAATGCCTGCCATATCAGCTACAATTTGATGAAAGTCTGCTGATTCATCTGCATAAGCTTGAATAAACTCGTCAGATCCATCTAAACGTTCTCCAATGGATGCAGAGTAATGAGCGACTAAACGTGGTTCTTGTTGTGAATAATCAAACGAACCCCATTGTCTGCCATCTTCAGGAAGAAATAGAGACCTTATTTTGTTACCATATTCTTTGTTTCTTGCAGGTATTTGTTGAAGATTGGGATTTGCATAAGATAATCGGCCTGACACAGTTCCACCTTGATCTGATCGTAATTGATTTATTTCTGCATGTATTCTGCCCTTATGTACGTATCTTTGAATAGAATCAATAAATGTAGAGTGAAACTTATTAATCTCTCTGGCTTCTCTAACGAAACCTGCTATGTGGTGTTCACAGTTTTGTAACCAGTTGGTTGTAAAGGACGGTTCATTAGATTTTGGAGTTCTAGGATACTCTACTCCTAATCTGTCAAAAACTTGTGCTACGCTTCTTGCTGCCCAAATATCTACATCTAAAGTAGTTTCTTTTTTTATCTTATACAGCACATCCTTTTCTTTTTTTCTAAATTCTTTTTTGAGTAATGCTGCTTTACTCTCATCAACCCTTATTCCTGTTTGTCTCATTTTAATTAAAATAGGAAGCAGCTCCATTTCCATCTCCCAAACATCATTAATAGATTGTTGTTGTATTTCAGATTTGAATCTTTGCCAAAGTTTTAATGTTAATGCTGCGTCTTGTTCTGCGTAGAAGCCAACATAACCTGCAGGCATTTTCCACAGATCTTGTTTAGGATCTATACCCCATTCTTTAGCTTTCTCCTTTAAAAATGTTTCGTTCTTAATCTCACCTAAATAATCTTTTGCACATGCATTGAGAGAGAAGCTCCACCTGTTTTCATCAATCAGAGCTGCAGCTACCATGGTATCAACTATCTTACCATTTACTTCGAAGCCATTTGCTAGCAACCAACCAACATCATAAGAAGCATTATGAAATATTTTTGTGCTAGGTCTTTTTAATAAATCTACCATAAATGCAGTAGTCACGGCTAAATCCATGTTACCACCAGCATCGTGTTGTATAGGAAAATACCATTGTTGGCCTAATGCAGCTACAGCAAATCCAACAATACCACCATCAAAAGTTGCCCAACCTGAACCCTTTGTTTTAAGATTTGGATCCTTTGTTTCTAAATCTATTGCAACCTCATTAGCATTTCTCAAATCGGGATACTCTGATGGAGCAACCCAATCGCTATCGTTGTATATAAAATTTAATTGATGACTCATGAATCTTGCATTTGGGCTATCATTTGTGCCCACTCTTCTTCTTTTGCATGTGAATCATCAGGAAGCTCTACCTTCTTTTCTTTTTTCTTCATAAAATCTATCTCCATTTCACAATAATGAATTATTTTTTCTAAATCTTGTATACCGCCTTTGTTTTTGTATCTACACGTATATCTTATTACATTGGCTTGAAACGGATTTAGATCATTTTCTTGAATAAACGTCCAGGGTTCGATGGCAAAAGATTTGTAGTGAGATCCACCAATTTGTTTTTTAGGCATAGTTACTTTTATACAATTTGTAATATTTACTCAAGGGAAAATGGTATTTATGATACGTACCGAGCAAATGTAAAGTGTTTATGCTTCTAGTAACACCTGTATACCAAACTCTTAATTCTTTAACTCTTTCCTCTAAGTTTTTTCTATCATAATGTGAGGGAAAATTACATTTAGCTGATATTACAACATTATCTGCTTCTCCACCTTTTACTTGGTGTATGGTATCTATAATAATTCTAGCTTTATCGTCTAAATTAATCTCACTTTTTAGAAGCTTTCTAAAATATATTTTTTCTTTATCTTTAAATTTTCTTTGAAATGCATCAAGCCAAGATTGTTTTTCTTCTACCATACCACCTTGTAAATGTAATTGTTCAAAGTTAAATACTTGATTAGGGTGAGCAAAGCTCCACTTTTTACTGTCCGATGACCGGTAGCCGTGATCTATGTTTAATAAATATGTATACATATTGCAGGCATCTTCTCTCGTTATAGATCCACCATCACATATAGACTCCCAATCTTGGATAGCCTTCCATTGATTAATATCAAATGATTTGTTTCCACGCATATCTTGAAAATATAAACCTAGTTTTCTAGCCTCATCTTGCAATTCTTTTTTCACATCGTTAATTCTTGAAAGGACCATCCAAGAACCCTGTATCTCCCAAGGTATTTTTTTTAAGGTGCTCCATTTATAAATCTCACCGTCAGTTCCATTCGAAGTAAATTCTTTTTTTATCCGGTGTCCTTCCATACCATTTAAAATACATTTAGAAAAAAAATGCACTTTCTTATTTAATCTACGTGATTCTTTTAATATCTTCACTTTACCAGGGAACGTTTGAAAAAATAAAACATCAGCTCCATTCCATTCATAAATAGCTTGATCATCATCACCTGCTATGTAAACTTTATTAGAGTTTAAAGCTAATTTTACTACCATGTCCCATTGTAAAGGAGTAAGATCCTGAGCTTCATCCACCATCAAAACCTTAAACGGTAAGGCTAAACCTGATTCGATATACTTCTGCACCATATCCGTAAAATCTAATCTGTCATTTTTAAACTCACCTGGATTTGCTTCGTAAGTTTTATATTGTTCGTAACCTGCAATGATTGATTTAAATTGTTGTAGTCTAACTTTTTTTCTTGGTTCTTTTTTATACAAGTCTATTGGGTTCATCTTCATGTTTCTTGCCCGATCGTATATCTGTAAAGACCAATTATTATAAACTCTTTGATCATCCCAAGTTGGTTTATAATTTAATTTCACTGTGCCGTACTGTGTATGAAACTGCAGCATGTCCACTTTAGGATCTAATACTGGAATATCTGCAAACTGCTGTCTTGCCAAACTGTGTAAAGTTCTGAAATATTTAAAATCATCCTCATCATAACCTTTGAATTGTTTTCTTACTCTATCTCTACATTCTTCAACTGCTTTGTTCGTAAATGAAATATAACAAATCTCATCAGGTGACATTCCACGTTTAAGAAATCTTTCAACTCTTTTTAAAAGTCTGTGAGTTTTTCCTGTGCCTGGTGGGCCAAAAAATTTAATTGTTTTCCCATGGAGCTTTTGCTTTAGTAAATTTGACATCTTTGTTTCTGTGTTCTGTTTGTTTTGGTAACGTGGCAACCCAGTGTCTAGCTTGGATGCCTTGGAATTTAGCTTTTTTATCACAACCAGCCCCCTGTAGGAATACTGTACACTCTTTTTCAGACCAGTTATAGCCTTGCTTTTTCATGAATTGTCTAAAAGTTTCTAGCTTAAATCTAATCTCGTTTCCATCTTGATAAATATTATCATGTTCTATTTGATCAAATTCTGTAATGGTATCAGTGTCTTCAAAGAATTTTATTATCCTTGTATTGAATACCTCTTTCTTTTCCTCCTCACCATCAAAACCTTCCATATCTTGTTTGTTAGAAATAAGTTCTTCTAACCAATCTCTGTAGGGATCAGGATCCCGTTTACTTGGTCTTAGTGGTCGCCACACAATATCATAATTTAATAATCGTTCTCCTAATAACTGTTGTTGATATAATTGTTTAGTATCTAATTTTACTACTTTACCTTGAATAGGTAACAACCAATAAGGCTCAGGATAAGAATTAACTTTTACTAACTTGCCAACTTCGGGTATGGCTTCATTCAAACCAATACCATACTTACGTTTTGCACATTGTGTAGATCCATTACAATACATTCTTGCTACAGATGTTCCACATTTATAAGAATAATCTTTTTTATCAACTTGCTCTATAACTTTAGCTATTTCTTTTGGTGTAAGAGGTGGCACACAAATTGTTTTATTCATATCTCTTATCTGTGCCTCCCAATAATCTTTATCTTCATTTATCTTTTTGCAAAGGACACCAACATTAAACATTGCATCATTACGACCTTCTCCTTCTCTAACTTGATTTCTAATAAATTTATTTACGCAGTTAGGCCATTGTTTGTCTTCGTTGTCCGTTGCTGTTTTAAGTTTATCAAATTGTTCTTTAGTGATTACAAATTGTTTTACGTATTCAATATATTTATCAAATGATAGACTTTGTGCTTCATCATCCATTGCACATCGTGTTGGAAATTTAGCATTATAGTAAGGTAAATTTACAAATTGTCCTTTTTGTTTATCATCCCATTTTTCAGGAGTTAGATCTACAGTATCTTGTGCAGGAAATATATCTGTCTTCGCATCATTAACACCTAAATCAGATGCTATAGCTATCATCTTCTTTCTCATGTCAGCTGCAGGCACAGCCTCAGATAAATGTAAAATTAAATGCAAACC